CTGGTTGTCCAGCAGCTTGAGGTTCTGCTCCCGGGTGGCACCAATGTCCTTCTCGGCCGCCTGCAGTCCCATGAGTTTGAGCTGGCGCTGCTCTTTGTCCGTGGCGGCGATGTACTGCGCCATCTCACCCGGCAGCGTGCGCGTGGCACCGGCCAGGCGTGAGACAAAAGAGCCACGCAAGGGACGGCCCTGATCATCGACGTTGCCAGCAAAGCCGAAGGCGCGTTGGCCGAGCGACAGCAGAAGTTGCGCCTGACGCGACTCTGCGTTGTCACCCATGATTTGCTTGTACACCTGAGCCCGCTTGGCCGATTCAGCGGCCAGGTCTGGCACGGCCAGGGGCCTCTGCGCCAGCATGTTCGTCAGTTGGGTGCGGGCCATCTGCACCATCTCCGGGGTCGGAGTAAAACCAAGCGAGGACGTTTCGCCAGCAGGGGTCACGCCGTCCTCGTCAGACCCCGTTTGAAAACGCTGAACGTACCCACCGGCTGCCATCTGCATCGGCGGAGGGCCAGCAGGAGCGCCACCAGGCGGTGCGCCCGGGGGTCCACCAGCACCGGCCAAGAGCGCGGCGATGCCGCCGCTGTCAGGAGGCGGTGCCATCTCTGATCCGGGAGCCATGGGCGGTGCGCCAGGAGGCATGCCCCCAGGGGCTGCGCCCTGCGGCGGCATCATCGGGGGCTGTGGTCCTTGGGCCATGGCTGCTGACTGGGGCAGCGCGCCCAAGCCGCCGCCTTGCGCCAGGATCGGCTGCAGCATCGCCAGCACCGGCTCGGGGGTCTCCGAGGCAGCAGCGTAGCCGACCAGATCGGCCAGCTCATCGCGGCGCGCCTCGATGGAGCGCATGTCGCCGCGCAGGTTGTTCATGAGGATTTCGGGGGAGTCCGGGCGGCGCTCCATGGCGGCCGCATCTTCCTCCTCGCCTTCGAGCTCGTCTTCGTCTTCGAGCTCGTCCTCCATGTCGTCCATGAAGCCCTGCATGATGCCGACGTTCTCGACATCCTGCTCTTCGTTCATCATCTTGTCGTCCATCATGACCCCTTAGAAAAGCCCTGCCTTTTTGGCCCCTGCCATCGTCGAGATGGCACCCAAGCCGATACCCACCGCCTGCTGGAACGGGCTGGCCGACGGCTGGCTGGCCACCTGTGTGGACATCTGGCTCGACGGCGCACCCTTGTAGATGTCCGACAGGAAGCCCGCCTGCTGGTAGGGCGCGTAAATCTTCTGCAGCTCGCTTGCGCGCTGCGCATCCAGCGTCTGCTGGTTGAACGCCTGCTGGGCCTGGCCCACGTTGTACAGGAAGTTGATGTCGCCCTGCTGTAGCGCCTGCGCGGTCTGGCCCAGCGCGCCTTGCTGCACGCCGAGCTGGCCAAGCTGCCCGGCCATCTGGCCAAGACCTGCAGCCTGCTGCTGACCGATGCCGAACTGCTGCGTCGCGAGCTGCCCGATCCCCTGGCCAAGGCCCTGGAACTGCTGGCCCTGCTGACCGTAGATGTTGGCGATCTGGCCACCCATCTGACCGTACTGAGCGCCTTGCTGCATCAGCAGGTTGGCGATGTTCTGGTTGATCGCTGCCTCCTGGCCCGCGAGCGCGCCCTGCTGCGAAGCAAGGTTGCCGTACTGGCTGGCGGCTTGCATGTACTGGCCGGCCGCCTGCTGGCCAAGGCCTGCCTGCTGGATGCCCAGTTGGCCCAGCCCCTGGCCCGCGCCAACCTGCTGCTGCGCGAGGTTGCCGTACAAGCCTGCTGCCGCTTGGCCAAGCTGTGCTTGCTGCGCTGCCTGCTGGCCCACGGTCTGGCCGATGTTGGCAAGCTGACCTGCTGCCGCTTGGCCAAGCTGTGCACCTTGGGCGGCAAACTGGCCGAGCTGCGCTCCGCCCTGCAGTCCAAGCTGTGCTTGCTGCATCGCGGTCTGCGCGGCCTGTTGGCCAAGCGCGCCCTGGGCCTGCGCCTGCTGGCCGTACAAGCTGCCAATTCCTGACATCAGTTGCGACTGCTGCACAGCCTGCTGCTGTTGGGTCTGCTGCAACTGAGCCATCTGCATGGCCGTCTGAGCATCGAACCCGGCCTGCTGGAAGCGCTGCTGCGCTGCCTGCAACCCGAGCTGGCCCTGCTGACCAGCGAACTGGCCTGCCATGGCTGCTTGTTGAGCGGCGAGCTGGGCGGTGTTCTGGCCAAGGCCTGCCTGCTGGGCGGCGGTCTGCGTCTGCAGTTGTGCGGCTTGCGCCAGTTGCTGCGCGGCGCTCTGGCCAAGGCCTGCCTGCTGGGCGGCAATCGATGCCTGCAGCCCGGCCTGCGTGCCAAGAGCTTGCGCACCCTGCTGCTGCAGTGCGGCTTGCTGCGCGGCGGCTGCGGTTTGTGCTGCACCGGCCTGGCCCAGTTGCTGGGCCGCCTGTTGGCCGAGCCCGGCTTGTTGGGCCGCGACGGACGCCTGTTGGGTGCCCAACTGGCCGATGCCTTGTGCAGTCTGCGCCTGGCGCTGCTGTTGCTGCTCGAACGCAGCCATGGACTGCGCTTGCGCCTGGCTGTAGCCCTGCGACAGGAGGTTGGCAATCGTGCCAGCGCGCTGGTCCATCAGGTTGCGCTCCAGCTCGGCGCGCTGAACGCCCTCGCGCTCACCGCCGAATGCGCCGGCGCGCACAGCTTGAGCCGACAGCCCCTGCTGCGCAATCGCACCTTGGCGGTTGATCTGACGCATGGTCTCGTCGATCACCTGCTGCTGGTACGGATTCATGAAGGCTTGCGCGGCCTGCGGGTTGTAGGCCTGAGCCGCACCGCCAAGCTGGCCGATACCCTGCTGAATCGCCTGCTGGGCAGCGCCGAATCCAGGTTGCTGGGCCGCTTGGGCAGCCTGCTGGGCAGCAGCGAATTGAGCGTTCACGCCGCCTTGCAGGCCCGGCTGATTGGCAGCAGCCATGGCAGCCTGAGCAGACTGCATGCCAGTTGCCTGGGCCTGATTGAACCCGGGCTGTGCGGCAGCCATACGCGCCTGTTCGGCAGCAGTGAGTGCGGTGCCGATGCCTTGAGCGAAACCAGGCTGGCCAGCCGCTTGGGCGGACATGCCAATCGCCTGCTGACCTTGCTGCAGCGCTTGCGCAAAGCCCGGCTGCTGGGCCGCTTGAGCGGCCATGCGCGAAGCATCGGCCGCGCTGCCGCCTGCGCCAGTCAAGCCTGCCTGTGCAGCAGTGAAGTCGCTGGGGCCGGCAGCCGCGCCAATACGGCCCGCCATGTCGAGGTATCGGCCCTGGGCCGCGAACCCTGGTTGTTGGGCAGCGAGGGCAGCTTGCTGGGCCGCGAGCGATCCCTGCTGCAGTCCGCCCATGGTGACGCCCTGTGCACCGGTGAAGTCAGGCTGTGCGCCCGCCGTCATGCCGGCGGCCTGGCTCAAGAGGGCCTGAGAGCCGCCGAAGTCCGCGCCGGTGCTCATCGAGGCCATGCGCTGCGCTTCGGTCAGGCCCGTGAGCCCTTGTCCGATAGCCGCCGTCGCCGGACGCAAGTCCGCCTGGCTGGAGAGCGCGGCCATGTTCTGGGCCGTGGCCAACGCGCCAAGGCCCGTGTTGATGTCTTGGAAGGCCGGGTTGAAGCGAGCCGAGGTGTCAGAAGCAAGAGCCCGCTGCCCAGCAGCCCCCAAATATCCCAAGCCCTGCTCAATCGGCTTGAGACCACTGGTGATGCCAGCGGCTGCGCCGCCGGCCTGCTGCATCGCCTTCTGTGCGTCGGTGAACTGGTTGCGGGTGTCCGCGCCACGCAGGATGTCGGCAGCTTCGCCGGTGGTCCGGTAGGCTCCGCCAAGCGCCTGATTGGCAGCGGTCATGTAGGGCGTGAAGGCCCCGACACCCTGCTGCTCAGTGGCCTGGATCGCGGCCAACTGCGCCGGCGAGAAGCCTGCGACCTGGTAGCCAGGAAGTTGCTGCGCAAGGGTCTGGCCCCCGCCTTGGTTGAACGCAAGCCGCTGCGCTTCTTGCAGCAGCTTGAGTTTGTAGGCCTCGATGTCCGGGGCTTCCCGGACTATCTGTTGGGTGACGGTTTCTTCTGCCATATCACTTCGCCTTTACGGGCCCGCCTTCGAGCTTCTTCATGAGTTTGTACATGCGAGCAGCTCCCTTGCGTCGGCTGCCGCCCCCGGCGTTGCGCACCGCTTTGGCGGTGAAGACGAACTCGCCATCCGACAGCATGGCCGGAATCGAGTCAGAAGTTCCCGTGCCCGGGCCGTCAATCGGACCAGTCTTGCGCGGGAACTCGGTCGGCCGCAGCTCGCCGCCCTTGGCGTAGCCCGGCGGTCCCGGTGGGACAGGGGGCTGGCCGTACAGGAGCGGCACGCCGTACAGGCCTGCGACGTTGTAGGGCTGTGCCACACCACCAGGCTGCTGCGTGATGCCGCCTGGTTGGACAACGCCCGGCTGCCCAATCGGGATTGACGCGTAGGACGGCGTCGGAACCACCACAGGATTGGGGGTCGTCGGACGCTGGTAGCTGGTGTCAAGGCCGCCCTGGAAGAGCTGCGGGTTGTCCCGGATGTAGTCCATGCCGGTGTAGTTCCGGTTGAACGCCGGATTCGGGTTTGCCGGCTCCGTCTTCATGCCTCCAGCGGCTGCGACAGCGGCTGTTCCAGCGAGCGCCACGGGGCCGTACTTCTGCAGGATGCCTGCGTCGGCCGGCAAGCCAGGGCGACTGGGCGAGAGGTACTCGTTGTAGAAGTTCTTGGCCCCACTGATGGCACTGTCGATGAAGCCCGGCTTTGAGCCTGCCACGGTGTAGCCAGGCTCGGGAGCCGCGCCAGGCGGGAGCTGCAGTGGCGAATAACCGCCAGGCGTGGAAGCTCCACCTGTTGGCCCACCTGCCACGGTGTAGCCAGGCTCGGGGGCTGCACCAGGAGGCAATTGAAGGGAGGAACCAGCGCCGCCATCTGTAAAGACGTAGCGTCCGTTATCAAGGATTTCAATCGGACGACCGTTTATCCTTAATTGGAAGGGATTGCTGGGGTTTTGACCCTGTCCAGCCAAAAGGTCCTGCGCAGTGCCGGTCGTACCGGTTTGGCCAACCTGGCCCACTCCGCTTTGGCTCATGGAACGCGTGCCTGCTGCCGGTGCGGCACCGCTGGGAGCGCCTCCGGGCGTCAGCGGTTCGCCAGCGGCCGTCAAGGCCTGCTGCTGGGCCGGGGTGAGCTCCTGCCCCAGATCGCGGGCGAAGCGAGCATCAGACAGTGTCTTGGAGTTCGACAGGCCCTGAAGCGCGGCGGCTGACAGGCCTGACATAGCGCCCATCTTGAGCGCATCAGCAGGCTTCATGCCGGCCACCAGCCCGACGCCAGTGCCGATGGCACCGGTGGCAAGGCCCGTGTTCAGTGCAGAGCCCGCAGCGCCCGGCAGATACTGGCCAATGGCTGACACGGGGCTTGCGCCCATGATCGTGCCGCCGCCGCCAACGTAGCCCATGGCACCGGCCACGAGCGCGTCCTTGATCGAGCCGCCAGCCAACAAAGTGGTGCCGGCGCTGGCTACACCAGCAGCGGTGCCCAGAGACAGGCCCACGCCGGCTGGTCCGAGGACCGTGGCCAACGCGATGGTGCCTAGGATGCGCCCAACAGGCGACTGGACCACCTTCTTGACGACGTTGACGACGCCTTTGACAACCGATTTGACCGCACCAGTGACTGATTTCCACGCCTTGGACAGCCAACCGTACTCAGGCAGGCCGGTCACCGGGTTGATCGTGCCGGCTCCGCCCCTGCGCTCCAGCATCGCTGCTTCACCAGGGGTAATGTGGGCCAACACACGGTCCTCGCCGCGCCCCTGCGCCTGCAAGTAGGCCGCGACATCGGCCAGGCCGCCTTCTGCAAAGCGGGCCGGCTCCATGCCTGCAACCATGGGCTCGACGGTTGTGAGGTCGCGCATGGTCTCAGCGACCATGCCACGCATTTCGTTGAGAACGACCAGGAGAGCGCCAACGAACTCGGGATCGAACTCGTCCGGCACTTCGATGCCGTCGCCTTGAGCGAGGCGAGCAAACTCCGGGTAATCCTCAGGGGTCTCGACCAGGCGCTCCAAGATGCCGACCAAGGCATCGAGCTGCTCGGGAGGGATTTCAACGCCTTCGAGGCTGGCGCGAATCTGCTGCTTGAACGCTTCGAACTCTTGCGGATCGGTCATCCGCAGCGCGGTCAAAGCCGCGTCGTAGGAATCCGCACTGGATACCTTGACGGGTTCACCTTGGGCCATTGGCCCTGGCATATCTTGCATGGCTGCCCCTTGCGGGAGGGCCATGATTCCTTCGTTTTCCATGGTTGTCCTTTCCGTTAATGGCCTATAGCTCCGCAGGGGGCTGCGCGCCGGAAAAGGACGCGTGATAGGGCCAGATTATCCGACATGAAATCCAGTTTTGTCCACTCATCAGGTTCGATCCATCTCTAGGTACGACAGATAAAAGTGGACGGTTGCGATGCTGGAGGTAACCCGCAGTTTGTCGCCCGCCTCCAAGACACACGGGATGCCGCTGAAAACGTCAAAAGTCGTGTTGACGGTGAGCGAGCGATCCTTCTGCAGGTAGTAAGTCGTGCCGGTGCCTGTATGGGTGACCGTGATGGCCGCCACGCCCGATCCGGCGTTGGTCACGCGCAGGGAGCGGACGATGGCCGAGTTGGCCGCAGGCACCTCATACAGGTCCGTTTCCGTGGCTGCCGATGGGATGAGCGTCTTGCGAAAGTACTTGTTGGCCATGTGGTCCTCACTGCGTCAGGTCAAAGAAGGAAAGGGACCCCACCGCGTCGCCCGTGGTCGCGCCAGAGACAGTGCGAACGGCCACCGTGTAGATGTCGCTGACCCCAGCAATCGTGGCACCCAGTTGCAGGTCAAAGTTGTAGGCGCTAGGCAGCGAGGTGTTGGAAACGCCCGATGAACCCGTGGCGGTGACATAGTCAGTCTGCACAATCGAGCCGCCAGTCGTCGCCGATGCTGCGACATCGAACTCGACATTGGAGTCCGTAGGCACCGCTGTCCAAGAAGCGCCTGTCAGCGTCGGGTTCTTGATCAGCGCCACCTCGTAGTTCTGGCTGGTCGTCGGCAGCACCTGCACACGGTTGGGCAGCACTACCGCGCCTGTGCGCCCCGAAGCAAGTCGGATGGAGACCAGCGGCAAGAAGGTGCCACCGATGGTCCCAAGGATTGTGGTGCGTCGCGCCACATGGTCAATCGAAGTTTGCTCAAACCCGCCCTCAGAGATCACTGAGCAGCAGATCGCCTTCATGCTGGCCGCAACCGCAGCGGTGGCTGACACGATCTCGTACCGCACCGGCAAGATAGCGGTCGTCATGTAGACCGAGCTGCCGTAGACGTTGGCGGTATCGAAGGTGTGACAGACGATGTACTGGCCGTTGATGATGAAGCCACAGCGTACGGAACCGACGCCCAGCCACTCAAAGTCCATCCACAGAATCTGTGGCTTGGTCACGTCCAGCGTCAGCCCGCTGGGCCCTGTGCCGTTGAGCTTGTCGCCGTTCCAGTTCGCCTGGTTCGCGAACCGCGCATCAGAAGGCGTGCCTGTCGTCGAACTGCGCATGACGAACGATAGGGTCGAGCCGTTCTTCTTGAAGAACACGCCATTGCTGTCGTTGTAGTACCCCACCTGCTGCGTCAGGTTGGCGCTGGCGCTGCCGTCCATGACGAAGGTTGCAAGAAGCAGGAGCCCTTTGCCAGGCTGATACGGAAAGGAGCGGTACGTCTGGCGCGTTACGGAGCCTACGCCTGCGCCTGTGACCTCCATCTTGATCGCAGCCTCGTTGGACAAGAACGTTGTTGTGCCCGTGCCGGTGGTGGCCACATCGAACTGGTTGTCCGCAGCGTAGCGGCTCTGGCTGTCAAAGAGCGTGTAGGGCTGGCTGACACGCAGGCGACCAAACGCATCGGTGTTGGTGCCTCCGATTGAAACAGGAACTGGCAAACCGGTTGTATCCATAAATCCTCCGCCGTCTCCGTACCATGCGTACGCCGAGTCCTTGTCCTCGGTGACGACAGGCGAATACGTGTTGTTGAGCTGAAAAATCACCTGCTCCAGCGAGCGCACAAGCTGGTTGAACTGCTCGGGGCTGTAGTTCTGCGCAACCGCGTTGGGCAGACGGACGTTGGTGATCTTGCTCATCGCAGGCCGTCCGGTTGAATGTCAACGCGCATCGTGCCGAAGCGCCAGTTGCTGTTCAGCTCATCGCTCTCAATGCGAAGCTGAATCTGTCGCCCACGCGCCCGCGTGTCCACCTTCTGCGTGCCAGGTGCAATGACGTACGGGTCGAGCGAGCTGGGGCTGGCCGTGGCCTGCGGGAAAGGCCGCAGCAGCAACCGCACAGTCAGGTTGCCCACCTGGTTCTTGAAGTCGGGAATGAACCGCTTCATGAACAGCATCTGGTCGCCGTCGCCAATGTCGAAGTAGCCCGAAACGATGCGGGCCTCAATAGGCTGATCCACCGCGTTGACACCGTCCTCTTGGTTGTACAGGCGTGTGCGACCGGCGGTCAGGCCGTAAATCGGATCGCCGTACGTCGGAGTCTCGGTGGAGTCGGCGTGATAGGCAGACGCCAGCGGCTTGGCAAAGGTGTTCATGTCCGCCCAGGACGTGCGCGCCATCGTGCCGATGGACCAGACGTTCTCCAGGTAGTTGTAGCTCACAAAGCGGTCGATGTAGTCGCTCGTGAACGAGCAGTACCACCAGGTCACCTCGTTGAACTGGGTGTTGATACCCACGTGCACCTGGAAGCTCTGGACCAGGTTAATGTCCTTGAACACGTAGTCCTGCACGGTACAAGGAATCTTCTTGACCGTGCCATCGAACGTGAAGAACGCATCACGGCCCATCCAGAACGCGATGCCGTTGACGTCCGCCGCTGCGTGCGGACCGATGCAGCCGCAGTTGGCACCGAGCTGCTGGAAGCCGAAGGTGTAGGGCGGTCCAAGATACTGCTGGCCATGCAGCGAGGTGTCGGTCCAGATCAGAATCTGGCCGCGTGAGCGCACAGCGGTGATGATGGTGTTGCCGTCGGTCAATCGCTGGCCGCCAGCGGTGTTGGTGGCCGTGGCCACGAACTCCGTGATGTTCTCCTGATCGGAGAAGCGCACGAACATCGGGTCTTGGGACGTCGGCGTGCCCAGCACGCTTTCCGTGCCAAAGCAGATCAGGTGACGGTCAGGGGTGGATACCAGCGCGAACTTGCTCTTGGTGGGCGCGCCTGTGATGGCCACGGCCCGCGTTCCAAGGCCCCCGGCGGGCAGCCACTCGTAGATGCCGCCATCGACCACCTGCGCGATCAGGTTCTCGCCGTAGGTATCGAACTGCCACACACGCGGGTTGAGCTGCAGGCCGGCGGACGGCGGGCGCGGTGTGCCCCAAGTGAAGAAGCCCCAGGTACCGGTGCCCCATCCAAAGTCCACGTAGCCCTGATCGGCCCCGACGTTGATCTGATAGGCCGCGTTGGCCGTGCCAGCGCCAGCAGCCGTGCTAGTGGCCTGTGTGGGCGAGGTGATGCGGTAGGTGTTGGCGCTCAAAACCTCGACGATCTCGAACTCGTTGTCCAGGTCCGCGTTGGGAATGCCACCAGGATTGCCGGTGACGCTGGAGAAGGTCACAAAGTCGCCAGTGATGGCTCCGTGGCCGGAGTCGTTGACCACGACGTTGGTGCTGCCGTTCGTGGTGTCGAAGGTGACTCCAGTGGCCGTGTCTCGGATGGGAGTGACATCGGCCCACGAACCGCCGTAGAACACGTAGAGCTTGCGGTTGGTACCGATGGCCGCACGCGGCGAGCCATCCAGTGCGGTCCATGTGAAAACCTCGCTGGTCGAGCCGATGAAGTAGGCCTCGGTGTTGTTGAAGTTGGTCCAGCCGCCCATCTTCTCGGGCAGGCCGTAGCGGAAGCGGACGTAGTCAGAGTCCACCCAGCCGCCTTCTGCGCCGTACTCGGTGTTCTGTTTGTCTACGCCCGGTTTAAGGAAAAGTCGCAGGAGTGCCATGATTTACCTGTAGCTCGCGGTTTTCTTGGCAATCTTCTTGGGCTGGGCCACGAACTGCTTGCCCTTGGCGTTGCCCTTGGATTTCGCCCGGTTGGTGGCGGCCTTTTCGGCCGGGCTCAGTGCACTCCAGGCCGCAGCCGGCAGGTAGCGCTTCTTGCCCTTGCTGGGCTTACCGTCAGAGGTCTTCCAGTCCTGGGCGGTCCAGTCCTTGAGGGATTTCTGCGAGGGCTTCATGACGTGTAGCCTCCGCCTTTGGCCTTGTACTCGCGTGCGAGCATCTGAGCCTTGCGCGCAGACCACTCGCCCGGATCACCGCCCTTGGAGCCGGCCTTGATCTTGTTGAACAGGGCCTTGCGCATGGTGGGCTTGGTGTAGTTGCCAGCGGCGTTGACCTTGGACTTGGTTGTAGGTTTCTTGGTGGGCATCGTGATCTCCTCGGTTAGTTGGCCAGGAACATGGCGCGCTCGGCACGGCGACGGCTGTCCAGGCCCGCTAGTACCTTGCCGCCGGCCTTGTTCCACATCAGGAAGGCTTCAGCGGCCGGCTCCCACTCGCCGCGATTGGCGCGGATGCGAATGGTGCTGCGCTGCAAGTTGCCTAGCCCGACATTGAAGGAAAAGCTGACCAGAGCGTCAAAGCTGCCTTGACGGCCAGTACTGCCGGGAACAAGTCGAAGAACACCACGTTCAAAACTTGCGACGTCACCCTCGAATAGTTGGTTGATCTCTTCTTTGGTCCAAACACGGTTGTCCTCCGGCTTCAATGGGTACTCGCTGCGGATCATCGGAATATCCTCTTTGGTCTTGCCAGGAGGACGCGCCATGGGCAGACGAATCTGCTCCTGGTACAGCACGTGGCCGTAGCCGATGGTCCAGATGTGCGCCGGGCACAGGTAGGGCCGATTCCGATACCCCTCGTACCGGTGCATCAGATCAGCGCCTGCCTTGCTCAACTTCACTTCTTGCTCCACTGACGAGACCCGAACCAGAAGCCAATGATGCCGCCAAGCATGGCCATCTCATCGCTGGAGAAGATCAGGTCCGAGTACTTGATGATGTCATCGATGCTCGTGATCAGGCCTGGGTGATTCCACAGGTACACCGCCATGAAGCTGTTGATGAGCAGGAGCTCCAACACAAAGATGTAGGTGACCGTGGGTCGCACGGTGCCCACGTAGTTGGCGACCCAGCGGCTGGAACGCTCCAGCACCTTCTCGTCGTGCCGGAGCGCGGCCTCGGTCATCTGCGCCTCGGTCTGCATCGCCACCTGGTCGGTGCGAATCTCTTCGATGCGCTGCTGCGCGGCAAAGCCCTGCGCGGCCAGGGCAAGCTCGCGCTCGCTCTGCAGGCGCGCGAGCTCCAGCTCGTGGCGCTGGTCGGCCTTGTTCTGGAAGAACTCAAGCAGTTTGGGCAGACCGCTGATGAGCAGCCCGCCGAGGGTCGAGATGAGGGACAGCATTACTTGGCTCCTTTGATGAACTTCTCGCGCTCTTCCAAGAGCTTAACTTTGACCTGCAGCTCATTGATCTGCTGCATGAGCTGTTCCTTCAGGACAGCCCTGCGCTCGGCGGATATGGGGCTGTCGGTAGGCACCCCCTCACGTGTGATCAGGGCGGGCATCTGCCCCTCAATCTTGGTCAGGCGCTCGGAGAAAGAGTTGACCTGGCCCAAGAGCCAGGCCAGGCACATGACCACGATGGGAATGACTGCTTTGAGGACATCGGACCATGCCATGACTTACCCCTTGGTCGCAGTAACCATGTCGTCGCCCTTGCTGACGACAACCTTTTCGCCGTCCACGGACACGCGCATCGGCTGCTCGGTCCGATCCAGTCGGTCGAGCTTGTCGATGAGGTGTTGGATGACCTGGAATTCCGGCTTCTCTTGCTTGGGCGTTGCACCCGCGATGCCGTTGAGCATGGAGATGAGGGCCGTCAGGCTTGCGCCGAGCAGCCCCATCACCGCTGCGATCTTTTCCTGCTCCAGGAACAGGGAAGAGACAACCCCGATCACGACGATCAGGGTGATGTAGAAGAGACCATGCTTGCCGATGGCTTTGCCCGCGATTTCCTTGGCCGGGCTCTGGGCCTCCAGTCGGCGTAGCTCGACTTCGGCTTCGGCTTTGATCTTGGCGATCTCGTGATCGCGGGTCGGCTCAGACATGATCTCTCCTCTTACATAGTGGCTCCCGATGCAGCAGGTACCGTCGTAATCTGGATGGCCACGGACCGTTTCAGGTCCAGGGCCTGGCCGCAGTCAGAGCAGGTATCTGCTTCCAACTCGGCCGCGTCCAGGTCGTAGCCGCACGCGCCACAGACAATCTCCACGGCGTGTGCGGGCTCAATGCTGCCGTCAGGCAGCGTCCGTGACGGGCTTTGCAGCTTCATCGGTCTGCGGTGCCTGGGGCACTTGGATTTGCGGCGTAGCCTGCTCGTGGATGGCGTTGACAAGCTGGAAAACCTCGCCGTAGGGGCGCGATCCCAGGTATTGCAAAACACCGTTGAGCAGGGACAAAGTGATTTCAATCTTTTGGTCGTTCATTTCTAACTCCAAAGCGTCGCTGAAGAAGGGGCAGCGACGATTACCCCTTTGCAATTATGCCTGCGAACCCCAGGGAAGCGGAGTGTTTTGCGGACTCACGGGAGGCGTGATCATGGAATTGATCTGGCCCTGCACGCAGGCTTGTGAACTGGCGATGTCCTGTTCGGGAATCCAACCGATAACTTGTGCCTGCGTGAGTTGGTCGTACGGCGTGAACGTACCCTCCTGCACGGTGAACTGGCTGTTGCCGCCGATGGAAGCGGTGTACTGGCCGTCCACGCCGGTCACAGTCCAAAGGACGTTGACCACGAACCCCGGCTCGGGGGTGTCGAGGGTGTACATGGCGTTGATGGTGGTGGTGAATTGAGTGGTCATGGTTTAGGCTCCTTTGAGTGTGGCAATTTCTGCCTTGAGTTGATCAATCATGTCTGCCATCTCACGAATGGCGTTGTGCAAAACGGGGACAAGCGCCTCGCCGTTGTACTTGAGGTGGTCGGGCTTTTCGTCGTCAATGATGACGGGATCGTTACCCTCAGCCGCCAAAATGTCCTGCGCTTTATAGCCATAACGCTTGCGACCGTGGCGCACAGCCGCACTACGCGACTCACGCATGTAGTACGCAGTTGGCTCGAACTGACGCAGAAACGCAAGACCATGTGGCACAGGCTCAAAGTCCATCTTGTCCCGTGCATCCGACACCACTGTCCACGCCACGTTGATGTAGGCGTTTGTCACGGCGGTCGAGCCCATGACAACACGGTTGCTCTCAGTCGAGATGCCAAAGACCGGAGAGTAGGACGAAGCCGTCTGACTACCAACTACAACGTTACCAGAGCCTGTGGTAGCGTAGTAACCAGCGTTAAGCCCGACATATGTGTTCCCAACACCGGTAGATAAGGTATAACCCGAGTCTTCGCCAAGGAAGACGTTCCAGTATCCAGTGCTTGTGGTGTATCCGGCCCGAGCACCATAGGCGGTGTTATCCCCGGCTGTACAGTTATACAAAGACGCGTACCCAACAGCAGTATTCGTGGAACCTGTTGCATTCCCGCGCAAAGCACGGTACCCAATCGCAATGTTATAACTACCTGTGGTGTTAGTGAGCATGGCCTCAAAGCCATACGCGGAGTTACCCGTACCTGTAGTATTTCCGTAAAGCACCCCACCGCCGCCAACCCCGGTGTTGTAATCACCATTGTTGGTGTACAGCGCCGAGTTTCCCATCGCCACGTTGTAAGCGCCCGTGGTGTTTGTGCGCAACGCAGAAGGGCCGACACCGACGTTGTTCCCGCCCACTGTGGTGCTGTACATGGCTTGGTAGCCAACTGCCACGTTGCTAGATGCTGTGGTGTTGGCTTGGAGCGCATAGTGGCCCAGTGCGGTGTTTGCGGAACCTGTGGTGTTTTGATATGTAGAACCATACCCCACAGCGGTGTTTGCGTCACCAGTGGTGTTTGCATTCAGTGCATAGTATCCAAGGCCGGTATTAAAACTTGCTGTTGTGTTGTTGTTCAGCGCTTGATACCCGACCGCAGTCAATGATGTACCTGTAGTGTTGGAGTAAAGTGCTTGATACCCGACGGCCACGTTGTTGGAGGCGGTGGTGTTAAATCGGAGCGAATCAGACCCCACGGCTACGTTATTGTTCCCGCTCGTTAAGTAGTTGAGGGAGTTTGAGCCAATCGCTACGTTTGCCGCACCTGCGTTAGACGCAAACTGCCAAGCAAATGCTCTCCAGCCAATCGCGGTGTTGTAATTGCCGACGCTGTTAAAACCCGCTTCTTGGCCAATAAAAGTGGCTCCAGTGGTGACTGCGGCCCTACCAGAACTTGAACCAACGTACACGTTGCTTTCGCCAGTCGTATTGGAATACCCGGCTTGATAGCCAACAGCCACGTTGTTGGAAGCGGTGGTGTTGGCAGTAAGCGCGGTATGCCCAACTGCCGTGTTGTAGTTGCCGGTGGTGTTGGCGTTCAAAGCCTGAATACCAACAGCCACGCTGTCTGCGCCAGTAGTGTTGGCATAGAGTGCCCGTTGACCAAACGCAGTCACGCTACCTGTAGTGTTGCTATAGCCAGCGGTGAATCCTACGGCGGTATTGTTTGAAGCGGAGGTGTTAGAGCGAAGGGCGCTTGCTCCAACCGCAACGTTGCTGCTACCACTGGTCAACGAAACAAGCGAACTCGCGCCCAACGCCACGTTGGCGGTGCCGGTGTTGTTGGCAACCGTGGAAGAACCCATCATGGCCCCGCCACCAACAGCGGTGTTGTTGTTGCTTGCCGCCGCGCCGTAATTCTTGCCCGCCTCCGCGCCAACAAATACATTGAACGCCGCACCAGAACTGACATCGTTCTGACCAGCCAAGTAGCCAAGGTAAGTGTTGAAGTTGGAGTTGTTCGCGTATCCTGCCTGATAGCCAACTGCGGTGCTTGCGAAAGACCCGGTATAAAGCGCTTGAAAACCAACTGCGGTGCTGTTTGCTGTAGTAGCCCCGGCATACCCAGCCTGATAACCCACAGCAGTGTTGTTGGAGGCGGTGGTGTTGGACTTCAGTGCCCCAGAACCAAAAGCGGTGTTGTAGGAGCCGGTGGTGTTCTGTTGAAACACAGCCGCGTAAGCCGAATCCAGTCCACCAACAGCCGTGTTGTAGGTGCCCGTTGTGTTGTTCGCGGCAGCGTTAACACCGCCGAAGAAGTTGTTGTAGCCCGTGGTCGTAGCAACACCAGCAGATCGTCCGATTGCGGTGTTGTAGTCGCCAGTAGCAACCTTCAGGGCCTCGTGGCCGATTGCGGTGACACCTGTCGCGGTGACACCGGTACTGGCGGCTGAGTACCCCATTGCCACGTTGTTGGAAGCAGTGGTATTGGACTGAAGGGCATAACTGCCGATTGCGATGTTGTTGCCACCCGTGGTATTTCCCAAGAGTGCTTGATACCCCAACGCACTGTTGTGATTACCGGTGGTGTTTGCACGGGCCGCTTGGAAGCCCAACACGTCATTGGCTACACCAGTGGTGTTGTTGTAGAGCGCCTCGTAACCAATCGCCGTGTTGTAGTCGGCGGTGTTAGATAGCAGTGCCCGGTAGCCCACAGCAGTGGTTCTACCCGTGGAACCTCCTGCGGTGATGGAATACGAAGCCTCAAAACCAACCGCGGTGTTTCCGGAGGCAGTGGTGTTGGAGTAAAGCGCGTTGTTGCCGATGGCAATGTTGTTATTCCCCGTTGTATTGCTACGCAACGCCTGAGCGCCAAGTGCAGTGTTCAACGTTCCAGTCGTGTTGCTATACCCAGCCTGATACCCGACAGCGGTGTTGTTGCTGGCGGTGGTGTTGGATTGAAGCGCCCAACTACCAAGTGCAGTGTTATACGAGCCGGTTGTATTCCCGTAGAGACTGTCGTGACCGACACTTGTGTTGTGAACGCCGGTGGTGTTGCTGTACAACGCCTCCCGAGCAACAGCAGTGTTGAAACTTCCAGAAGTGTTGAGCGCTAACGAAGATTGCCCAAACGCCGCGTTGTAAGCGCCACTCGTATTCGCCGCCAACGCACTTGCACCAACGATGGTATTGGTGGCCACAGCACCCGCGCCACGGCCTACGGTGATGCCGTAGACGGTCAAATCAGTGCCGGAATACAGCAGGTTGGCGCTGTCGGTCAGGCGGCCGCTGGTGGTGGCATAGGTCACGCGACCCGAAGTCAGGCCGCCGACGTTGACGGTGGTGCCGACGTACAAGGCCTTGGCCACGCCCAAGCCGCCGTCCGTCTGAATCGAGCCGGTGGTGGTGCTGCTGGAATCAGTCGTGCTGTCCACGGTCAGCGAACCGGTCATCGTGGTGTTGCCACCAATGGTCGCGTTGCCGGCCAGGAACAGATTGCGCGGGCGCGTCGCGCCGCTGGCACCGATGTCGTAGGTGTTGTCCGTGAAGAGCAGGTTGCTGGTGATCGTGGCGTTGACCGTCAGCGTGTCCGCCGAGCTGTCGCCCACGGTCACGTTGCCGTTCAGAATCAGGCCACCAGTCAGGGTCAGCGTGCCGCCGACGCTCAGGTTGCCGCCGATGGTCGCAGCGCCGGCCAGGAACAGGTTCCGGGGACGCGTTGCGCCCGACGCGCCGATGTCGTAGGTGTTGTCCGTGAACAGCAGGCTGCTGTTGATCGTTCCAGGGAACGTGATCAGGTCGGCTGCAGCATCGCCCAAGGCCACTGCGCCGTTCAAGGTGGTCGCGCCAGATGCAGTCAGCGTGGTGAACGCACCAGTCGAGGCGCTGCTTGCACCAACCGAGGTGCCGTCAATCGTGCCGCCGTTGATGTCCACGAAGTCGAACATCTGGATGACGTTCGTGCCATTCACGTAGAGGTGCGCCTTGCGGCCGTTCGGCACGGTGATGCCCGTGCCGGCCGAGGTCTTCACCGTGATGCTCTGACCGCCCGTGGTGTTGTTCTGGACGATGTACTGCTTCTCAATCGTCGGGACCACCAGCTCACGGGTGTTCGTCAGACTCAGCGAGGACGTCACGTTGAGCACCAGCGCTCGCGCCGCCTGGGCCGAGTTGCTGTTGGTGATCGAGATCGTCAGGTTGGCATCGGACACGTAGTCCACGTTGCCCAAGCCAATGATGGCCTGCTCGACTGCTGTGCCAAGGTTGGTATTGGTGATGTTGCCCCAGGTACCCGAGTTTTCACCCGTGGCCATCAGCTCAAGTTTTAGATTGCTGGAGTAGGTGCTTGGCATCTTTAGTTCCTTTACGTCGTGACCCGTGTCCAGGTCACTGTGTTGCCGTCATTGACAACCACCCAATTTTCAGCTTGGGAGTCGTCCACATTTTGCCAGTTGGGGGTCTGGTTGTCATCAATCACGCCCCAGACCAGTACTGATCCGACCTGTCCCTGGGCGGACACGCCCGTAAGGAAGACGGAGGCGTTGGCCGCCACGGTGACAGTGCCAACACTGGCCGTCGCCTGTAAGCCCGTGACATTGACGTTGCCGCTCGCATCAACGACCACGGTGCCAACGGCACCCGTGGCGGACACGCCTGTCAACGTGACACTGGCATTGCCCGTGGTGCTGACGCTGCCGACCTGGCCGGTGGCCTGCACGCCAGTGACGTAGACGTCGGCATTGGCCGCAATCGTCACGCTGCCCAACTGCACGGTTCCGGACACGCCGGTGACCAGCACGTTGGCATCGCCCGTCATGGCCACTTGGCCAACCTGGCCGGTAGCCGAGACACCGGTGACCGGGACGTCCGCATTCGCGGTAACCGTCACCTGGCCCAGTTGCATGGTGCCCTGGACGCCGGTGACCAGCACGTTGGCATCGGCGGCCACCACAACGGTGCCGACCGCGCCAGTGCCCTGCACCCCCGTCGGGAGGACGTTGGCGTCCCCAGTAACGGCCACGGTTCCCACCGCGCCGGAAGCAGACACCCCGGTGACCGGGACGTCCGCATTCGCGGTGACCGTCACCTGGCCCAGAAGTGCCGAGGCCGATACCCCCGTCAGCGTGACGTTGGCATCGGCCGAGATCGCTACAGACCCAACCTGACCCGTCCCGGTGGGTAAGTCGGCAAGACTTTCCCCCCAGGGGTCTTCACCCCAGCCTACGCCAGAGGCATTCCATCCTTGGAACGCAACGGTTGCATCTGCCACCTACGTTCCTTACGCGATGCGAATGATCGCACTGGTTGCGTCAGCGGTCGGGAAGATGATCGTGAACGTGCCGTTGGTCGAGGTCTTGGCCCCGCCAAAGTCCAGGATACAGACAGCCGGATCACCCGCCGCTGAATCGTTGTAGATCATCGCGCCGTAGGCCGTGATGGTCGCACTGGTGAACGACAGGTCCGCGAAGTCGGTAAACGCAGTGGTTCCCGAGCTCGTGGGCGTGACGTTGGTCAGCGCGCCGCCGCCAGCAGAGTAGGTGCCGGAGTTGGCGACCTCACCCGAGCTGGTGTAGGCGGTCGTTGCGGCCGTGAACGACGGGGTGTTGTCGTACAGGGCCAGCTTGAAGGTGTTGCCGGTGCTCGTCGTGAAGTTGTGCACCGCGCGCATCAGCTCCACTTTGAAGCTGGTGCACATGTAGTTGCCGCTGAATGCCATGATTACTCTCCTAACAGGTGGACCAGGTCCGGGTAGCCCGCCTCGCGCAGACGATTGGCCAGCGTGAGCCGATCCTGCTCAACCGCCTCCCGAAGGTAGAACGCGACCACGCCCTTGACGCTCTCTTTGAAAGCGCGGGCCTGCTCGCGCACCGCCGGGTGCGACTGATCGCCCACGTAGATGATCTTGTCGGCGGCCCGCTGCGCGAGTTCCTCGACAGACCACCCGCGATGGGCAGTGGTTTCGACTTGTACGCCTCCAACGAGGACGGGTGATTGCACAGAGATCATGGTCCAGGTGACTCCGATTTAAGGGGAATGCGAAGCATGCCATCGCGGTACTCATCGCGACGACGACGGCCCTGCTGCTCGACACCCAGGCCTTGGATCGCTTCTTTGTACGACTGGCGGAAGTACTGCAGCATTTCCAGCGGACCTTTGGTGTAGCTGTAGGCCTGAATCAAGCAGGCATACAGCAACGCCTCAGGCGCATTGTTGCTGATCCACGTGGTGGGGTTGGTTGACGAAAGCTGCGTGGGGCGGTAGATGTAGCCCAGCTCCACGGTGTAGCTCTGCGCAGGCGTGGGGGCCACGTAGAACGTGTTCTGATCCCAGACCGAGTAGTACTTGGGCACACC